GATTATTACGATGAACAACGCGTCTTTGGCTACTGCCACTAACGCTACGTTCACGCTGACTAACAGCTTCATTTCTGCAAATGACACTGTTATTCTGACTATCGCTGGTGGTCAAGCAACCGCTGGATCATACAACGTGTTTGCAAACTCTTTGGGCGCAGGCATTGTCAGCATCACACTACGTAACATTTCTGGCGGTACGCTGTCAGAAGCAATAGTAATTAACTTTGCTATCATTCATTGCGTATAATTAATTTGGACGGCTTTCGGGCCGTCCATTTTTAAGAGTTTTATGGGGATTTTGGCATGGAAACTGCTGGCGACATAATCAACGGTGCGCTTAGGCTGCTAGGTGTTCTGGCAGAAGGCGAAACTCCATCGGCTGAAACATCGCAAGACGCCCTGCGCGCTATGGATCAGATGATTGATAGCTGGAACACTGAGCGCCTTGCCGTCTTCTCGACACAAGACCAAGTCTTTACATGGCCTTCTGGCGTACTTAGCCGCACGCTTGGGCCAACCGGCGACTTTGTCGGCAACCGCCCTATCTTGCTGGATGACGCTACATATTTCAAAGACCCTAGCACTGGCGTTAGCTACGGCATTAAAATGATCAACCAGCAGCAGTATGATGGCATCGCGGTCAAGACCGTGTCATCTACATTTCCGCAGGTTATCTTTACCAACATGACGTATCCTGACATTGAAATGTTTATCTATCCGCGCCCAACGCGCGATCTGGAATGGCATTTCATTTCGGTCGAAGAACTGACGCAGCCTGCAACGCTTGTCACAACCCTTTCGTTCCCGCCCGGCTATCTGCGTGCGTTCCGCTATAATTTAGCGTGCGAACTAGCACCTGAGTTTGGCGTTGAGCCGTCGCCACAAGTGCAGCGCATAGCTATGTATTCCAAGCGCAATCTGAAGCGCATCAACAATCCTGATGACATCATGTCGATGCCATACAGCATCATAGCAACCCGCCAGCGGTATAACATCTTTGCGGGTAACTACTAATGAAGACACCCATACTCGGCAGCGCGTATGTGGCCCGTTCAATAAACGCTGCCAACGCGCGCATGATAAATATGTTTCCCGAAGCTGTGCCAGAAGGCGGCATAGAGCCTGCGTTCATTCAACGCTGCCCCGGCTTGCAGCTTCAACAAGCTGTCGGCGACGGGCCTATCCGCGGGCTGTGGGCGCACCAGACGCGCGGCGATGACTTTTACGTTGTATCAGGTTTTGAAGTCTACAAACTGTCTAGCCTTACCGGAACGCCTGTTAAGCTAGGCGACGTAACCGGCACTGGCCCTGTGTCCATCGCCGACAACGGCACACAGATATTCTTCGCCTGCAACCCCGACTCGTATATCTACGACGAATCAACTAACACGTTCTCGCAGATCACCGATCCTGACTTCCCCGGCGCTGTAACCGTCGGCTATCTGGACGGCTATTTTGTGTTCAACGAACCAGACAGCCAACGGCTTTGGGTAACGCAGATTTTTGATGGCTTTCAGATTGACCCGTTAGAGTTTGCCAGCGCCGAAGGTAGCCCTGACGGCGTCGTTGGCATACTCGTAGACCACCGTGAATGCTGGGTATTCGGCACCGACTCTACCGAAGTATGGTACAACTCAGGCGGTCTAGACTTTCCGCTGTCGCCGATCCAAGGCGCGTTTAACGAAATCGGTTGCGCCGCGCCGGCATCTATTGCCAAGATGGACAACACTGTGTTCTGGCTTGGCGCTGACGCGCGCGGCCAAGGCATCATTTACCGCGCGACCGGCTACTCCGCGCAGCGCATATCAACGCACGCAATTGAATGGCAAATCCAAAACTACTTAGACATGAGCGACGCTGTGGGCTACACCTACCAGCAGGACGGCCATGCGTTCTACGTTCTGTCGTTCCCGTCCGCAGATGAGACTTGGGTGTACGACGCTGCCACCGGCGCGTGGCACCAGCGGTCATCTTACGCGGCTATCGCTCCGTCTGAAGGTGCGTTTTACGGCGGAGCGTTTTATGACGGCGCGTTTAACATTGCGCTGCCGCTTACGCCTTCTGGCGACAGCGGCGTATTCTCACGTCACCGCAGCAACTGCCAGTGTAACTTCCAAGGCAATATCATCGTTGGCGACTACGCTAACGGAAACGTCTACACGTTTGAGCTAAATGTTTTTGAAGATAACGACATAGCGCAGCGTTGGTTGCGGTCGTGGCGCGCTCTGCCGACAGGCCAAAACAACCTCAAGCGTACAACAAACCACTCTTTGCAGCTTGAGTGCGAAACAGGCGTTGGCTTGAACGACGGCCAAGGAAGCGACCCGCAAGCTATGCTCCGCTGGTCCGACGATGGCGGCCATACATGGTCCAACGAACACTGGGCGTCTATGGGCAAGATAGGTGCAACAGGCACCCGCGTCATATGGCGCCGGCTTGGCATGACGCTAAAGCTGCGCGACCGCGTCTACGAAGTGTCCGGCAGTGATCCTGTCCGCATCTACCTTACCGGCGCTGAACTAATGTTGAGCGGCACAAATGCCTGATTCCCAGCTTACCCGCATCCCCGCGTCGCGCGTGCCAATTACTGATACGTCAGACGGCACGGTTACGCGTGAGTGGTACAGGTATCTGTTTAACATCTTTACGCTGACGGGTAGTGGTCAAGCTAACTCGGCAGCAAGTTCGGCTTTTGGGGAAGACTTGGCCCCAGTGTACACGCCACAGATGAGCGACAACCGTTACGGTTCGTTTTACGACACGACTACGCAGACAGCCGCCGTTATTAACACAGCGTATCCAATCACGTTTAACTCTACAAACATATCCAATGGCGCCTACATTGGCGCAACTACATCGCAAGTGTTTGTGGATCGGGTAGGCACGTACAACTTTGAGTTTTCGGCGCGGCTTAACAAAACCGCCGCTGGTTCAGGAAACGTCTTTATCTGGTACAGGGTGAACGGTACTAACGCGTCAAACTCTGCGGCCAACGTGACGTTAGCCGGAAGCAGTTCAGCGGTTGTTGCAGCAGGGAACTTTGTGGTAAACTTAGCCGCCGGCGATTATTTTGAACTGGTTTTTTCTACTGATAATACTGGCTGTGAAATCCGCGCAGCGGCTGCAAGCGTCCCTGTCCCCGCAATTCCGTCTGTCATCCTGACGGTTACCGATAACATTAATTGAGGTTTAGATATGACTGTTCTTGCTCCACAACCTAAAGCACAATTCTTTGCTACTAACGGTGACCCGTTGGTTGGCGGCAAAGTTTATACCTATGCAGCCGGTACGACAACACCATTGCAAACATATACTAGTGCGTCGGGGGTTACAGCCAACACCAACCCAGTTATTTTAGACTCCCGCGGCGAGTGCGATCTGTGGTTCTCTACAGCTTCCAGCTACAAAGTAGTCTTGGAAAGCGCCACCAACGTGCTGCAATGGACTGTTGATAACATTGCAACCTACGGCACCGCTGCCAGCCAAAACGCTAACAACGTAGCTATTACCGGCGGTACGATCAGCGGCGTTACAATCACAACTTCTACTATCACTGGCGACATATCCGGCAACGCTGGCACAGTGACGAACGGTGTTTATCTGACAGCCACCCAGACGTTGACAAACAAGACCATCACAGGTCTGGCTTCGGCGTCAACGGTCAACGACAGCCTTGGCACGGGCTACACTATTGGTTTCCGTACCGTTCCGCAAAGCGCGAACACAACCGCTGCGGCGTCGGACATTGGAAAGCATCTGTATGTGTCTGCGACCACCACAGTCCCGTCGGGCGTGTTTGTGGCTGGCGACGAGTTTCTTGTGGTGAGCAGCAGTGCCAGCACCGTGACGCTCACACAGGGCGCTGGAACGACGCTACGGCTTGGCGGCACAGCAACCACAGGCAGCCGTACCATCGCAGCCTACGGCGTCGCTAACGTGCTGTGCGTCGGCACTGAAACATTCTATGTCACCGGCAACGTAACCTGATAGGACCGGCCCATGCCAATTATCGCAGCAAACATCATTCCAGCTAAGAATATGGAAAACGCGCAGACTACGCAGTATGTGGCGACCGGCGTCACGACCATCATTGACAAGTTTACTGCTACTAACTTCAGCAGCGGCATGGTCAATGTAAGCGTCAACTTGGCAGCGGTCAGCGAAGCCACGGGCAACAGCAACCTGATCGTCAAGACGCGGACGCTGCAACCCGGCGAGACTTACACCTTTCCAGAGATCGTAGGCCACACCCTGCCATCCGGCGGGTTTGTCTCGACACTTGCGTCAGCAGCGGCGGCAGTCAACTTGCGCGCGTCTGGACGCGAGATTAGTTAATGCCGCCGTTTGTCGTATTCTCTTTACCTAGGTCGCGGTCAGCTTGGCTGTCCCAGTTTCTGACTTACGGTGAATGGATGTGCGGCCACGAAGAGCTACGGCATATGCGTAGCATTGACGATGTGCAGGCATGGTTTTCGCAGCCTAACATTGGCACGGCGGAAACTGCTGGCGCGCCTTGGTGGCGACTGTTAGACAAGTTTGCACCTAACGCCCGCATTCTGGTTGTCCGCCGTCCGCGTGACGAAGTTGCCGAAAGTCTTATGAAGCTGTCCGGCACGCAGTTTGACCGCGCTGGTCTTGATGCACTACTGCTAAAGCTGGACCGCAGCTTAGACCAGATTGAGGCGCGGCTACCTAACGTCTTGTCGGTATCATTTGACAGCCTGAATGACGAAGACACTTGCGCGGCAGTGTTCGAGCATTGCCT